AGAAAAGATTGCTGCGATTTCATCTGCGGTTTTTTCTTCCATAATAAAAACTTAGTTGTTTACAGTTTACCCTGCTTCGAGGGCTGTGACTTTTGCGGATAATTCTTGAATTGCATTTATCATCATAGGAATCATACCTGTTGCTGAGACTTCAAGGGCATCAGGATCATTGTCATTAACAATCGCAGTATATTCAGCACTCTCTTCTTTTAAAACTTTTTGAACTTCTTGTGCAATAAAACCAGCTTTTATTAGCATTTCTGGTTTTTCTTTTGATTCAACAGGGAATCTATTTGGATCTCTATAATCCCAACGAAATTTTCTTGGTGTTAATTTATTAATAAAATTAAGTCCTAACGAAAGATCAATAATATCTGTTTTATCTCTTCCATCAGAAGAAAAAGTAAAACTACTTGCACTTCCAGAGCAACTTATAGTTTGAGAAGCGTTATTAAAGGCAACTAAATTGCTTTGGTTACTAGGGTTAAAGTTGCACCCAATAATAATATTACTGCTTCCTGTTGTAAAACCTGTTCCACCTGCATTTTTTCCTAAAAATATATTTGTTGCACCAGTAGTTACATTAGCACCTGCAAACTCTCCAACAGCCGTATTAGCATCTCCTGTTGAATCTTGTAAAGCTTTGTTACCGACAGCAGTAGAATTACCAGAAGTAGTATTAGCTGATAAAGCATTTGTACCAACAGCAACGTTCTGTGTTCCAGTTGTGTTTGATGTTAACGCATCTTTACCAACAGCAACAAGCTGCTGCCCAGTTGTGTTGGTATCTAACGCACCAAATCCAACGGCAGTATTAACAAAACCAGTAGTATTAGAAAATAAAGCTCCTCTTCCATAGGCTGTGTTTTCATATCCAGTAGTGTTTGATCCTAAAGTATCTTTGCCCATAGCAGTATTATTATCTGCGGTAGTATTACTTGCTAAAGCACTTTGTCCAAAAGCAGCATTACCTGAACCTGTAGTATTTGCACCTAACGCAAAATAACCAAAGGCAGAATTATTATTAGCTGTCGTGTTGGCATCTAAAGCTCCAGAACCAGTAGCAGTATTAAATCCTCCAGTTGTGTTTACACTTAAAGCAAACCTACCAACCGCAGTATTGTGATCTGCTGTAGTATTTGCAAATAAAGCTTCATGTCCTATAGCAGTATTAAAATCTCCAGTTGTAGCATTAGATAGGGCATTAGCGCCTATTGCTATATTTTGTTCGCCTGTTGTATTAGCATCTAAAGCATTAGCACCAACCGCTACATTGTTCGCTCCTGTTGTGTTTGCAGATAAAGCTGTAAATCCAACGGCTGTATTATTACTAGCTGTTGTATTACTACCTAAAGCATCTTTACCTAGGGCTGAGTTACCCTCACCAGTTGTATTTGAAAATAAAGAATCATGACCCAATGCCATGTTGTATTGACCAGTAGTATTAAGTTTTAAAGCACTTTCACCTACAGCAATGTTCTGTCTACCAGTAGTGTTTGTTAATAAAGCGTTAGCACCTACAGCCGTATTTTCTGCTCCAGTTGTGTTGTCATTTAAAGCACTAGCACCTACAGCAGTGTTACTTGATGCAGTAGTATTTGCATTTAACGCACCAGAACCAATAGCTACATTACTTCCACCAGTAGTATTTGCAGATAAAGAACTTTTACCAAAAGCATCATTAAAATTACCGGTGGTATTTGCATCTAAAGCTAAAGAACCCACTGCTGTGTTTGAAGCTCCAGTTGTGTTTTCTGTTAAAGCATTATGACCAATTCCAATATTATTACTTGCAGTTGTATTTTTTGCTAAAGCTAACCTACCCATGGCTGTATTAGCAAAACCAGTAGTATTAAGTTCTAAAGCATCTGTTCCTATAGCTACGTTATTACTTGCAGTCGTATTTGTTTTTAAGGCATCTTGACCTACAGCTACGTTATTAACTCCAGTTGTGTTTGCATTTAAAGAAAAATAACCAACGGCAGTATTGTTACTAGCTGTTGTATTATTTTCAAGAGAATCTTTACCTATAGCTGTATTTTGATCTCCAGTCGTAGAAACTTCTAATGCTCTAACACCTAAAGCGGTGTTAGAAGAACCAGTAGTATTAGCACTTGCAGCTAAATATCCAACTGCTGTGTTGTCATTTGCTGTAGTGTTAGCATCTAAAGCAGCAGAACCAATCGCTGTATTTTGATTTCCAGTGGTGTTTGAAAGTAATGCTTGAAATCCAACTGCTAAATTATTTGATCCAGTAGTATTTCCACTTGCAGCATTATATCCAAGACCAGTGTTATTATTTGCAGTGGTGTTTGCATCTAAAGAATTAGCACCAACAGCTACGTTAGAATGTCCAGTTGTGTTTGCTGTTAAAGATTGATAACCGACTGCTGTGTTGTTAGAAGCAGTGGTATTAGCGTTTAAAGCTGCTTGACCCACCGCAACATTTGTGGTTCCAGTTGTATTGTAAAACATTGCTTGGTGTCCAACAGCGACATTATTTGAAGCTGTTGTATTTGTATTCAATGCTTGTTGCCCGACAGCTACGTTATTTGCACCTGTTGAGTTACTATTAAGAGCATTTAAACCAAGACCAGTATTGGCATCAGCAGTTGTTGTTGCTGTACCTGCATTTCTACCAATAAAAGTATTATTATCTCCTGTTGTTAATGCTTTTCCAGCAGAAAGTCCAACGGCAGTGTTTTTTACTCCAGAAGTTAAAGCTGTTAATGCTTCTTTACCGATAGCAGTATTTTCTCCACCAGAAACAGAAGCATCTAAAGCACTTTCTCCAAGGACAGTGTTACCTGCAACAGAGTTTGCACCTTTACCTACAGCAACGCTATTTATACTTGCATCAGCACTAGAAGTTAAACCACCAGTTAAAGTTCTTAAATCAATCCAGCCATCATTTGCTGAATTTCTCATCTTTAAAATATTATTACTTGTATCAGCCCACAACATATAAGCTGCTGTCGTACTAGGAGCAGAACCAGAACTGTTATTAGTTAATACCGCCTGTAATACACTATTTAAATCACTACGAACATTCGCACCTGTACTGTTGTCTATAACATAATCATGTGTAGCCATTACTTAACCCACTTTTTCTTTTAAGTATATCTTAATTTATCACTAACTACCACGACCAAAACCTACTGCTGTAAAACTAAATGTTTTACTTATAACACTATTACCTGCATTTAAGAATTTTATTGTGAAGCCAGTTCCAGATAAATTTGTAATTTCAAATCTTTCATTAGCTCCTAAATCATTAGCAGTAATGCCAATACTAGGTAACTGTGTATTAGCACCAACTGATGTACCACCAAAACCTGTAAAAAATGTATGGTCAAAAGTAATATTTAAACCACCACTAGCAGTACCAGAAGTTAAATTTGTTTTTTGCTCAGTTCTTCTGTCTAATTCTGCTGAATAACCTAACTGATCTATTTCAATACTCTGTGCAGGGTCATCACTATCCATTTCACATCTAAATTTAAATCCTCTACCTATGTGTATTCCATTAGCAAAAGTATTGAATGTTTTGCTTGTGAAATCACTGTCCTGATAACTAGAACCATTGCTAGGAGCAGCAGTGGTTGTTGCTACTAACAATTTTGCATTAACATCAAATGCAGTAGCAGCATCAAAGTCTGTCCATGTATCAATATTTGCTGTTCTCTTATCTATTAAATCATTAGGATAAAAACCTTGCGTAACAAAATGCCTTGTCAGTCTCAAGGGCTGCGATGTTCCTAGATCTAAAATATTTGCAAAATCATAAGTACCACCTGTTATATCTACAGCACCTATAAAATCAAAATCAGCTATAGCATCAAAGTCTGGTTCAGAATCTAATGTAACTAAAGATCCAAGAACAAGACCATTTACATCATCACTAAAAAAACAATCTACTTTTGTTCCACCAAAAGGTGGTGTATCTGTATCCTCTCTATCTGTAAAAGTTGTAAGTTTAGGTGTTGGATCTGGATTTGTAACAACAACTGAAGCTTCTCCAGAACTTAATCTTCCACCATCATCTCTAAATTTAAGGATATATTCTCCATCTATTGCTGGAAGCATTGTTTCAGATACGTTACCTGGTAAAGCAGGTATTAAATCAACAGAATTTGTAAATGTGCCACTTCCATCAGTTAAATTGCTATGTCTTACAACTATATTTCCACCATGTAAAACATCTATATCTGTAGCTTGGTTAAAACGTAATCTGACTAATTGATCAGAAATAGTTTCTACTAATAATCCTGTTACATCCTGTGGTAATGCAGTCTTACCTTCAGCTTCAAACGTAATATTTGTAGAACTTGCTGATAATTGATCTAAAACATTATATTAACCTGATACTGCACAACACCGACAATAGGAGCCCAACTAATAACAATCTTTGATACAGCCTGATTGTTAATAGGAAATATTCTTTCAACAGCATTTACAGCAGTAGGAGGAGCAGAAAGATCATTTAATTTTGATACAGTTCTAGCTGGTAATGCTTCCCCATCTTCAATAAACGCATACTTACCTTCGACATAAGATAAAGCTGTAATCGAATAATTTATACCATCCTGTTCTTCTATTGTTATTACTCTAAATAGCTGTGATTTAACAGTTACGTTTGAAATTAAAAAATTAGTATTTACATTAGGAGTTTGAGAAAAAGCGGAACTTACAGTAATAACACCATTTGATACAGATGAGATTGCCCTGCTTTCAAAAGATCCATCGGGTAAAATTACAGCTAAGGTTGCATCTCCAACAGGATTACCACTAGCATCTACGGCTAAATCAGTTGCAGCAGTATCATCAACAGTGACAACAGTAGTTGAAGTAACAGCAGATAATCTTCCACCTCTTCTTACACCTGCTCTTACTGGATCTTGTATTTCAATAACAACTCCAGGTCTTACAACCGCACCAGAATCAATAGAAGTAGAAAACGCAACAACTTCACTTTCATTTTGTTCTGCAAATAATATTGCTTTGCCTAACCTTTTGGCTTGACCACGAGAAGTACAGGCAAATGCTTTTATCTGTTTTACAACAGTACCAATTTTAGATATTGCAGTTGCATCTTCTACTACTTCGTAATCAATTTCTTGACTATCCATATTAAAGTAAGCAACAGAAACAACACTATGTCTTGTCTTTAAACTACTGCCAGAATAATTAAAACCTTCCTCAGTTACGTTAGATAGACTAAATAAATAACTAGGATCTACAGGCTTATCTTGTGTAATAGTTATTGTTCCAGCAGACCATATCGGCATACATCTCATTACACCCGACAAAGAATTTATTAGATCAAATGCTTCCTGTGGACTTTGAATATTTACATTGCAACTAAATCTAGGTTCTGTACCGCCTAATCCATCATCAACAAGAGTATTAGCAAATTTACTAGCTGCTACAAAACTAAAGAGGTCAAGAGAACTGTCTGTTACATGATCACCAAAGCCATATCTAGTATTAGTTAACAGATCAAGTAATACCATTGCAGGGCATGAAGTCCATGTAGCTGCTCCCATGACTCCATTAAAAATATAGCCATCAGGATAAACTATTCTTCCTGTTGCACTATCAATACTTGGAGTACCAGAACTGGAAGCACCTGCTCCTGGAATCCTTACCTTTATGCCTCTAATTCTAAATTTACGAGCAGGGATAGAACTAAACTGCATCGAATCTAGTCTTATCGAACTATAAGCACTGTTTAGATAAGTAGACGCATCATCTATAATTTCACCAAAACTTGTCCACTGAAAACTGTCTCTTAGGTTGGTATCAGTACTATCTGCTGTAACTCTGCTAACTCTTATATCAACAGGAAACGATCCAGTAATATTTACACGATAATCTTTTTGATACGCATCTCCACTTCTACCTCTGATAGTGTCAGTAATAACATCAGTAAAACCACCAGAATTATATTGAACAGCTATTTTTAATTGGACAGAAGAACCTAATAAATCTCCAGCATCAGTAGCTTTTTGTAGTTGTGGAAATGTAACAGACACTTTTACAGCATCAACATTAGTATTTGTAATCTGTCTAGTAACAGGAGTACTTGCAGTAACATCTACACCAACACTTGTAGTTGATACGCTACTTTCAATTCCAGCTATCTTTGTTTGACTACCAGTACCAAAACGAGGAGTGAACTTGACATCTTGAAAATTGAAATCTGTAGTTGCTGGATTTGTTGAGTCTGCTGTTGATCTCAGTACTGGAGTGTCATTAAGAAAGACATCTTTTAATGCAGCATTATTATATGCAGTCGTACCTTTTGTTCTTCCTTCTTTTGATGCTGTTGCAAAACCTTCTATCTCCCCTTCTGAAACAAGATCAAGGAAAGTAGCAAACTGTCTACTATGTAAAGTATCAGGTTCTCTTGTCGGTTGCGGAGGAGAAGGAGGTGGATCATTACCTTTTGCACCTCTAATAAGATGTTTCTTTTCAATCATGCCTGTACCTGTTCAGTATCTATAGAACCACTGATGACCACTGAGCCAGTGAAGATTTCTCCAAAAACTAAAGGTACTGGAGTTCCACTACGCCCTGTCTGCTGCGTTCCTCCAAAACTAAATGATAGCCTAGGATCTTCTGTTGATTCAAAGTCAGGTGTTTCGGGAAGAGGGAACAACATATCAGATACACCAGACAAAACTAAACTT